CAATGGGATCAGGCAGAATCCAGTGAGGATAGGCTTGTGGCTCTGTGATCATGAACATGGCAATGTCCTCTGCGAAACCTGCTCGCTTAAGAGAACAGAAGTATTCATAAAGCCCAATGCAATAAGCATCGAGCTTTGAGTAACCTTGTTCCTCTAACGCCTTAGTTGCTTTTCTTGCCATAGCACAATGCTACCTGTCAAGCAATATGTTATAGATCTCATCGACTCGCGTGTTGAGTCTTTTGATCTCAGACAACAGGTGTGTGATTACATAGCCAGACAAGCCACCGAGTGCTGCAATGGTGGCTAGGTAAAGCGTAAAGAAGTCGGACTGTGTCACTTCTTGATGCCCATTGAAGGATCATTAGGTGAAAGGTAACGCAATACAGGTGGGAGGATTGAAGCAATACCTGCTGCGATTAGAGCCTGTGGGTCTGTGACTCCTGCTGCATACATCGAGATTGCTGCTACTAAGAAGGCTCTAGCCCAAGATCCTGCTGCTGTCTTCAGTTCATTCATTAGATGCTCCTAACATAGGTACTTGAAAAAAAGCCCCATCATTGTCAGCTTCTTTCTTAAAGCTAACATGCATGTGCTTAGTGTGTTTGTTAGCCCCTGTGTAATTGCGCCACTTCCAGTTAAGGATGTGGGAACAGATTCGTCCATCGTAAATGATGTAACTAATACGCTTGTCTGCTTTTGACTTGGACAAGGCACGAAGCTGATCAGCAAGATCTCCCATGATGTCGGGCTTGCCACTTTTGTGGAGATCTTTGTCCACATCGATGGCGCGTACCCAGCCCTGCTCATCTGGATTATGATCTGACTTGCGAGCAGCGTGTCGAGTATCACCGATCCAACCATCCGATGTGCGGTCACGATCTGGGAACGAGTCATCAAACTGCTCTCTTAACTGAACAGCAGCTTTACTTAATCTGGGCTTCACTTGCCTAGTTTAAGACCATCAGGAATAGGCTTTGAGTATTCCCATTTTGCAATGTAAGCACCTTGACCATCTGAGTCATCTTGTAAGCGAATACCCAATTTCTGAAAATCATCTGTTGGATTGATTTCAGGATAAGCGGCAATTATTTTTTCCCATAGTTCCATTTTTATGCTCCAATAAAGTATGCGTAGAATTGACCATTGACTGCATCTGCGTAAACAGTTTGGCTTGTGCCAGAATTTTGGGTGACAAAAAGTTCTACATAGTCTCCAACCGATAAATAAATAATTGACTCAATAATTCCGCTGGGATAAGTTGTTGACGCGGTTGCATAAAAAGTTTTGTAGGACACATTGTTTTTCTTTATGTTTAACAGTCTTGAACCTACTGCGCTATTATCAAAATCTACAAGGCCGCCGATTTGATAATAACCTGCTTTTCCTGATGGAATAGTTATTCTACTGTTATTAGTGCTGTTGTCATGATAAGCATCTGTATCGAAAACTTCGACATTAAAAGATAATGCAGTGTCTGTATTATTTGAAATGGTTTGGCCGCCTGTAATACCTGTTAATTGACAACCTGCAAAAGTAGAACCTCCGCTTGCAGGCGTTGCCCATTTCAATCCTGTTGTTTCTGCTGAGTCTGCTGTAAGAACTTGACCATTTGTGCCTACTGCAAGGCGAGCAGGTGTGTCATTTGCAGTAGCTGCAATGATGTCACCTTTAGCATCAACGATTGCATTCTGGATAGCGTTGCTGTCATCCTGTGCAACCCATGAGAAGTCCATGTCTGTGTTAGATGCCTTAGCAAGTACCTGACCAGTAGTGCCACCCTTAAGGTCTAACAGGGAAGCATCAATAGCATCGCCTAGACCCTCGATGGCTACTGCGCCATCCTTGACTAGATCCGTACTGGTTGGTACTGGCCAACCAAAATTAGGGGTTGTTGTTGCCATTAGGTTAGAGCTCCGATCGCTTTAGACCACTGTAGTGTACCATTTACGCCACTCCAGATGGTGTTAGTTGGAATTACTGTTGCCCATGTCGGGGCTATGAGTGAGAAGTCTGTAGGTGAGACATAGATAGTTGCATCAACAAATGTTGGTGTGGCTCTCATAGAGATACCCTCTACAAAGCCTGAGAAGTACCCCTCGAACATGTTGAAGGGTAGGTTGGTAATTACTACTGGCTCGCCAAAGAAAAGGTTTATAAGGTCATCTCTAAGGGCATTTGGCATAAGAGGATTGTCAAGTCTAAAAGTAATCTGGTCAAGCTGTGTTCTAGGCACTGAGCGCAGGGCTAGATCTCGCTCGATGATGTCCTCGATGTCTGCAAGAAAGCGGATATTGGAATCGAATGTTCTTTGGTAGCGACCATAGGTAGTGATAGAAGCATCGTCCGTGGCTGAGTAGGTGCTGCCGTAGTCATTGCCATAGCGCACAATCTCACTGTTACGAATCTTGCCAATCTGTAGGATTGATTTAACGCTGGCAGGGGAAGCATAGTTGCCATCTAACTGGGTCGAGCCGTTAGCTGCTAAGTAATTACTTCTATGATCTGCATCTGCATATGAAATGCGACCCTGCTTGTCCTCGTAGAGCGTTCCGAGTGCGCTGTCCGCTATCTGCTGAACTAAAGTCTGAGTGTTGCGATCTGCAGCACTGAGGTTGTCCATCTGATACAGACCAGCATCGATCTCACCCAATCCAACATTCTCAGCATTAGCCCATGTAGTAGTCGGATCGTAATTGACCCATTGAAGGGCAGGTGCTACTTCAATCCACTCATTGACTAACAGTTTCTCTAAGATAATAGCGATCTGTTCGCCATCTAGATTGTGTGCCACAGAATCTGTGTAGATCGCCTTAGGCAGTTTAGCCAAAGCACCGACTGCAAGTATCGTTCCAAGAGTGACATACCCTGATTCCTCTGGACTTCTGACTGAGGTTGAAAAGTCTGAGACTGTGCCACCAAATACAGGCACATAAGTGCCACCGCTATCTTTAAGCTCTAGGGTAAGTGAATCTGTAACATCGATGTCAAAAAGGGCATTGGTTGAGTTGATGATGTCCATGCGAGCATAACCTGCTTGACATTGGCGATCGATATCGATCCGACCTGTTGTGAGATTTACACCTGTGACATTGGTATAAGTATTACCGCCTACAGTAATGCGCCACTCTGGAAGCCATGTCATACTGCTAGAAGTCCTGTTGCACTGGTACCTCGCTGGTAAGACTGACGGACTACATCTTCCACGGCTCTAGCAATAGCCTCTGGATCACCGATGCCAGCCTGAATTGTAATGTTGTAAGAATTAGCAGCTTGGGCTGCGTAGCGTGAACCACTTACCGCACCCGATACACCTGCTCCACCTGCTAGACCTTGAAGTAGAGATGATCGAGCAATGCTTTCTAGATCAATGGTAGAAGCCATCTGACTTGCAGCCGATGCGTTCTCCATGTCTAGCAAGTCTGCGAATGCATTAGCACGAGCTGTGGCTGCTTCTGCATATTCAAGGATAGCCTCAATAGATCCGCCCACAGTGGAGATAGGTGCGATGTAATCTCCTGCTGGAATGCCAGAGCCTAGAGATGCGCTTGTAGGGACTTTAGCGTTAGATAGCAAGTTAATCTGAGCCAGAAGTCTTAATGCTTCTTCAAGGTTACTAATGTTTATGAGATCCTTAGGCTTTAGGCTTTCAAGGATTGATTTAATATCTTGAAGCTTTATATTCTGCATACCCAGTGCTCCAAGCACCTTGAGATCTGCATTGAGTTTAGCCGTTGCAGCAATGATGGCTGCTTCATCCTTAGCAGCGATTGCATCTTCTAGGGCAAGGATCGAACGCTTTACATTTAAGCGAGCAGTATCGTTAGCGATCTGTAAGACCTGTGATGAGGTAGTTGCCTTGCCTAATTGCTCAGCCTGATTAGTAAGAGCTGCTGCTATCTGGATCTTATCCATGTCAAAGACATCGCTGCTTTTGTTAAGAGTCAGGTTAGCCTTGTCGATAAGAGCACCAAGCCGCTTATCTTTAAGAGTCTTGGCTTCCACTGCTTGCTGTTTCTTTTTAATCGCGAGCAGTTCGGCTGCGCGTTTTTTCGCATCCTTTTCAGCCTTGGCTAATGCTTCTGCGTTTTTTTGTGCATCTGCATAGAAAGTCCTACCATCAAATCCTGCCCTTGGAGCAGATGAAGCAGCCGGTGGCTTCTTTGTCATAAAGCCAGAAGGATCACCCTCAATAATAAGATCTACAAATGGATCTGTTGCTTTTACAAATGCTGTCATGACCTCGGCTAAACCTTTTACAGGCGCATTGATGGTTTTGGCTAGATCCACAACGCTCTTAGTAAAGGCTGCTGTGTTACGAGCGGCATCAAGCATGTCGAGAGCAAGTTCATCAACAGTGTTATTGTCGCTGAGAATAAGTAGAGAATCAACCAAGCCCCCGCCAATAATCTCTGAGGCTTGTTCAGATGCAATAGTAAGCTTGTTCATCTGTCCTACATAAGACTCAGCTGCTGCTTGACCTTGTCCTGCAAAGAGTTCAGTTATTCTTTTCTGAACTGTCTCAAAGTCAGAAGTGTTAAGTTCTGCTGTGGTAAGTCCTAGATTAAGGGTTCTTAATCCGCGAGCATTTCCAATGTAAGCCTGCGATAATTTTTCAGCCACGCTGCTTGCATCTGCCCCAGTGGCAGCTGCGACATCTAGAGAGAGGTTGAGCAATTCTTGGCTCTTAGTAAGTGAGCCTGTGGTCTGCAATAGAGTTAAGAAGGCTGGTTGCAGTTGATCACGATTGACACCTGTTGCCAGTTCGATCTTGTCAATGTAGCGATCAATCTCTGGAGCAGCAAAAGCCAAGCCTAAGTTAGTTACTGCTGTTCTTAGGCGGGTTGCTTCTAACTCTGATTCCGCAAAAGCTTTTACGGATCTTTTACCGAACGCAATTATTTGCTGAGTACCAAAAGCAAGACCTAAAGCCCCGCCAAGTTTTTTAACACTTTTCATCAACTTGTCTGTTGAAGTTTCTGCTTGCTTGAAAGCCTTTTTACCTGTGAACTCGGCTGCTATGTCAATCTTTACATCGGCTGCCATTATTTCACCTTTATTCTTTTCTCGAACTCAATCTTTGAGTTTTCGATTGCTTTGACAACTGCTGCGTTAGCCTTGCCTTGATCTTCAGCCCATGCACGAAAGATTGCGCGACCTTTCATCTTACGAGAAGCGCGACCTGATTGTCCTTCTTGTCTTTTATAAGCATTGACAATAGGTGAAGTTTGATTCATGGCATCAATGAACTGCTTGCCAGCGTTAGGGTTATTGCTAACTGATTCGCCTTTAGATCCTGAACGGATTGTCTTGCCATAATTAGAATGACCGAGTGCAACGACCTTAGCCAATGGAGCTTGTGGTCTGCCTTGTGGGTTTAACCGCCCAGCAGTTTCATAGATAGAACCTGAAGGTGAAGCATTGACAATGCGAGCAAGTGAGCGAAACCCAGATCGATTAGGCTTTGATGGTGTTGTCTTATAACCAACACCACGCTTAGCCTCAGAAGATGACCAGACTCGATTGCCCCATGTGCCATTGGTGCTTTTAGCCCAACCGCTTAAAGGTGCGCTAGAAGGAATGAACCCGCGAGCCTTTGTAGTAATAGGCTTCAGGATTGCTGCAATCTCTTTCTGAGTTTCTTTAGCAAGATCAGGTGTGAACTCTCTAAGAGCTTTTCTAAGGGCGACCGCGCCTTTTACCTCTGTTGGCATCGCTCACCTCTTTCGTTTCATCCTTGAGCCCTTGCACTAATGCATCGAGCATTGTCTTATCTAGATCCAACAACTGCTGTGGCGCGATTCCCAACCTAATGCTTAGCCTAGCGATTAGATAGGTGAATGGAAGATCGCGCTTTAAGCTAAAGGGTCTGAGTCTAATACCTCAACACTCTTAAGTGTCTCGATAAACTCAATCCCG